CCTGCTCTGAAAAAAGCAGGCTTCCTGACTCGCGACCCGCGCGAAAAAGAACGTCGTAAATACGGCTTGAAGAAAGCTCGTAAAGCTAGCCAGTTCTCCAAACGTTAATAGAGAAGGCTATCTCAATCAATCACAAATCGCAAGAAAAGCTCGTAACCATGCAGGTTGCGGGCTTTTTCTTTACCTCCGTTATTTTCAAAAAGTGTCCACAGCTTATAGAAAATAAGCTACGTATGTAACAAGTATGTAACGGGTATGTAACACGTATGTAACAAACTATATTAAATTTATAGCCTCTAATAGCTGTTCCAACGTCTTATGAGTGTAAACCCTTTCCGTTACATCGGAGCTGGCGTGCCCCAAAATTAATTTCTTGATTTTTACGTTTACGTCTTTATCATCAAGCAGGCTTGCACAGGTGTGACGTCCGTCGCCGGGCAAGTGGTCCATCTTAAACATATTCATTACCGGTTCCCAGTATCTGCTGCGGTACGTGTCATAGGATATATTCTTTCCCCGCTCATCAGAGAAGATGCATTTGCCGGTGCTGCGTTCGTAGGCAGCCTTGAAGAAGTCGAAGATTTTATCAGCAATCGGGATTCTTCTGCCGCGGCCTGCCGCAGTTTTCATGCCGCCAACGAAGAATTTATTTTCAAAGTCAACGTCTGCTTTCTCAACTTTCACTAGCTCGGTGGGGCGCATACCGGTATAACAGAGGATAAGCACAGCTTGCACTTTTATATCCTGGCTGTTCTCCCATAATATAGCAAGCTCCTTTTTGGTCAGCGGATTGTGTATCCTGCTCTCAACCTGCGGCGGCAGGCTGGTAAGCTCAACATAGTTCTTTACTATAATATCATTAGCAAGCGCATATTTGGCCATCAGATTACACACGATTCGGATTGCCTTCTTGGTGGCGTAGCCTTTGTCGCAGTCATTAATAATCTGTTGGAATTGCGCTGTCTTAATATCTTTGAATGGTATATCCCATAGAGGCGCGCAGCGTTTGTATGCCGCTTTGTATTGGTTGGATTCTTCCTTGCCGTCAACATAGGTTGCGGCTTCCCATCTCTCGTGTACCTGGGCGAACGTCAAGCCTACGCTTTCTATGTCATAGGGTGATTGATTGTATTCAGCCAGGGCGTTAAGTGCTTCCGTGCGCTTTGCATAGTAGCCTAGTATTTTCATAAGCTGACGGCCGTCATTGGTAAAGCCCGTTGTAATGCGGACTATATACGGCCGCCGCCGATTCCCGGTTAGTTTTGTAACAGAACCATAGCCGTTAGGCAATTTCATGTTTAGTTGCTCCTTCCTTTTTCAGTTGTTGCATTTTATGCACATACTGAGGATAACGTGTGTATTGATTCTTTCAAGCGTTTATATGAAGTTATTATTCACAAATTAAACATATTATCATGATATAATATAAGTAGGTGTTCGGGGCGGCTGTGCGGTCCGGTGTAGGCGCAGTAGACGGCGCAGCTTCCGTGGGCACATATACAAGCACTTTGTACTTTCATTTTTCGGGGTGTTGAATGAAGTGCAATTCTTGATTCCCTTCTTTCTCCTTTTTTCTAGGTTTCCATGTTTTCCAGATTTTTTTCATGCAAGACAAACCTCCTTTCAAAATTTTGTTTATGATTCGGCAAAATCAACAGCAACAATAGCTCACGTGTACGGCGTGGGCTATTGTTGTTTTTGTTTATTTATGAAAAGCGTAGGCCATAATATCACGAGCAATATTATCGTATTGGGGGAGATTATCATATATTTCTGCCGGTACACCATGCAGAAATTTCTTTTTTAACCTTCTAACAGTGTGTTCCGTTAATAATTTCGGGGATATATTGTGCGAATAAAAAGCTTCTGTATCAGTGCAAATCTTCAATAAAAAAGTAGAACCAGCTAATCCAGATAATAGTGCGAAAAAGCCATCTAAATATATAGATAATGCAGCTATTGGCAAGCATAGCCAGCCGCCAATAACTAAAATTTTAAATGCTAGCTTAGCAAAGCCTCCGAATACAAACTCACTAACATATATGCCTGCGTTTGCTTCTAGGTATTCCTGCATATACGGCAGTGTTGGGTAGGGGTAATCAGTGTAAGCATTTCTGACGATGGTTCTTGCTCCTTCTTTTCCGTTTGTAAGAATGAAGTAACTAATCAGTGTTATTGCTGCGATTGCAAAACAAATTTCATACATTATAAGCACTCTCCTTTAATAAAAAAATAATGGGCAGCTTTTAGACTGCCCATGTCACGCCTTGCGCCAATGGCACAGCGAAAATTGTTTGATAGAGGTTCTTAATCTGTAGGCTTATAGTGCCACTGTCAACCATGTTAACCACCTCACTTTCTGTCTTTATTTGATTTAATAATAGCACATTTAAATGTAAACTGCAATTCAAATAATTACTTTTCCTAAAACTCTTTATAATGAGCGAGCTTAGTGGTAGAATATAAATAGGTTCTTAATGTTGTAGGCCTGCTTTAATTTGAATGGAGGGCACAATGCAGGTTTTATTGAGTAGGATAATCGGTATATTGCGGGAAGTGAAAGATGAAGAAACGCTGGCTGTCATATACAGTTTTATCCTTGGACTTGTAGACGAAGATTGATTTTTTATTTGCTGCACTAATTTAAAAGGCATAGCAAAATCCCCCGTACCGCGGATGGTACGGGGGATTTTTTATTTGCCGGTTATTTGCTTTTTGCCAGATTATGAACGAAATCTTCAAATAAAGTTTTCATCTCGGGCGGCAGTTTGAGATATTCAAGAAACAAGTTTTTCGTGAATTCATCATCTGTCTTTAGCAGCTTGCCAACTTGCAGTGCTAATTCTTCGTTGGTCGTGTTCCTGGCACGGAACATATTTCCTTCGCCAGTACGTAGCCAATCTTCATTAACATAGAACACGCGGCAAATATCACGGATGGACCTATCTGTCATATTAGTAAGCCCGTTTTCATAGCCTGCCAAAGTGGAACGTCCTATTTGTATTTTCTCCGCGAATTCTAACTGATTCAGTTTTAAAGCTTTGCGCAATAGCTTTAAACGCTCATTCATTGCAAGTCACTCCTTTCTAGTGTCGCCACCAAACATTACGTGTTTATTTTAACATAAACATAGAGAGAATACAAGAACTAATGTTGAAAATAGACAAAAATAGTTGACAAGGAGAATTGATAGTAGTATAATAACAGCATAAGGTGTTGGAAAAAAGAATAAAATGTCTAAATTAGGCATTATGTATCTTGTAAAAGGGAGGCGAGAACAATGGAAATGTTAGCAACTTCTTTCGCAGTAACCAGCGGAACGCTAATGGGATTACTGATATTTGTAGTAATTACAAGCTTGCCAGAATTGCGGCAATGGCTTTTGAAGAAAGGCTATAATCAGGCATTCCAGGAAGTGGACCGCAGGCAGGCTGATACTGAACGGCAAGTAGAACTTCTGCAAAGGCGCGTGTTTGAGCTGGAAAGAACTCTGCGAGGACATCTTGTTCGGCATTCCATAAACGATATTCAAAAGAACATTGAGGCTCGTTTTGGAGATGGCGTTGGTAAGCGTAAAGCATGAGTTTAAAGAGTAAGCGATAAGCTTCTTTCTTGGCAGCGCGTTTTCTCTGTTCCTCGCGTTCCCGGTGCTCGGCAATGTATTTCTGAGTGAAGTACGAAACAACAAGCGCTGAAGCGGTGGCGAGGAACTGGGACAAAATTATATCAATAGTAATAATAATCACCTCCTTTGCTACATTATAGCATGGGAAGCAACAGAAAGGAGAGAAAGAGGATGCATGGCTTTAATGAGCTGAGTAAAAATAACAATTTGACAGCGGAAGAAAAAAAGACCGCTAAACAAATTCTGAGTTTGCTTAACGGTCAGAATCATGTAGCAGCAAAGCAGATGCTTGACTTCTGTAGCTACGTAATCGAATGTAATTCTAACGTTGCTGTTGTTTTTGAAGAAGAGCAAGCAGAAGCTTGATGTTGTTATCTGTAGAGATTATCCGGCACTGCTTTTCCTGGTCAATATAAAAAGCGCAGCCTGGACAATCAATTTTAATACCGGTAGCCATACCTCCGGTAAATGGACATTTTTTAGGCATTTCAATAAACATAATATCACCTCCGTTCTGTAATACCTATTATAGCACGGGGGAGATGGAAAGGGGCGAGAATAATGGAAGTAAAGCAAGAAGTATTCGCTGAAAAACGCGTAAAGCGCACGGCGGTTGATATGTCCAAACTTAAAGCGGACGGCCTTATGGTGGCGGCCGCATATATGCAGGGCTTGCAAGCTGCCGTAAGACTGTGCGAACAGCAACAACAGGTAGTCGGCCAGTAGGGCTGAAATAGAAACAAGCCCCGCGCCTAGCGTCGGCGCGGGCAGGAGGTGTGCTTTGAATAGTAGGACCGACAAAGATTTGAAAAGAATCATGGGCGCAATCCGGTGTGACACGCTGGAAGAAAAAGCTAAAAAGAAAGAACGCGCAGAAGCTATTGAAAGAGCTGAAAAACGCCACGAAACGGCAATGCGCTTTCTAAAGCAAAGGAGGCAGTAAGATGCTTGGAAACGTTCCTATTAAAACAGCCGCGCGGCTTATGCAAAAAAGCGAAATGTTTGTACGTATGGGCCTGCGTAGTGGCGCGTTACCGTTTGGCGTGGCTATTCACGCTAGCAGTAAAAAGAGTTGGGCTTATCATATCAGCCCGGCAAAGTTTGCAGAGTACATGGGGATTACACCCCTTGACCTGGAGGCAGAAGTATGGAGGTATGAATGAGCAGGAAGAAGAGAAAATGCGCTGTGTGCGGTAAAGACTTGTCGCGTGCAAACTACTCTAAAGTGGTAGACAAGGAAAGCGGCCTGCTTGTTACCGTACGCAGCGGCGGCGAGTGCTGGCGCAAGATGATTATGAAAGGGTGGGGGAAATGAGCAAGACTACTAAAGGTTTAGTGAAAGCGTTTGTCATCACTGTTATTCTGCTTGCCGGTCTTGTCTTTCTGACTGGTGGCAGCGCTGCAAAGCTGGCCATTAGAGCACATGGCTTTTTGTTCCCTAGTTATAGCAGAACCCTGGTTGCTTATTACGTAAGCGAGGGGGAAACAGTGTGGGATATTGCAAATGCTCACATGAAAGAGCAGGACAAGTACAGAGATTGTCGCGAGCTGATGTTTGATATTCGCAAGCATAACAATCTCATAGGTAAAGAGTTACAAGCGGGACAACAAATTGTTATCCCTTTGTATAAAGAAATCTAATTTTATTTTTTGAAAGGAGATTGATTTTATGAACAACGAAGAAATTTCCCAATGGGCGGTTGAAAATTTTCTCTGCAAGGGTGGCGTAGTGCTTGCCGCTAACGATAGCAAAAGCATTGTAGGTGCCAGAGGCACTTTTGAGAAAATCAGCGAGAAGTTTATAAAAGTGCTCGTCGGTATGAGTGTGGCTATCATCAAAAAGAACCCCGAAGATTTTGAAATTCTCGTAGCTGCTACTATGAGCCATTTGCTGGCGCTTGCGGAAATTGCTGAGAAAAAATACGATGCGCCGCAACTCAGTAGTAAAGATGTGATTTATCGCGTCGCAATGACATTATGCGATAAAGACGCTGCTCGTTATGCAGCACTCTCTACAAAGCACATGTTAGAAGAAATGGAGGATGAGGCTTGATGAAGGGTAAACTGATTATGACAGTTGAGCAGGCGGCCGACCGCGTGGCGTGGGAACGCGTCCGCAATAGCGGTATCGGCGGCAGTGACATTGCCTGCATCATGGGACTTAATCCCTGGAAGAGCGCTTACGCACTCTACGCTGAAAAGCGTGGCGACGTAGAAGTAGAAGACCTTTCCAATAATGAATTTGTATATTGGGGCACGGTCCTTGAACAAGTGGTAGCTGACAGATTCTGCGAGCTGACCGGCAAGAAGGTTCGCAAATGCGGCACATTGCAGGATGAAAGCTATGAGTTCATGCTGGCGAACGTCGACCGCCTTGTGGTAGGCGAGAATGCAGGCTTGGAATGTAAGACTGCGAACGGCTTTAAGTCGAAAGATTGGGACGGGGACGAGCTGCCAGATTCTTATTATTGCCAGTGTCAGTGGTACATGATGATTACCGGCTGCGAGAAGTGGTACATTGCCTGCTTAATCGGCGGCAACCATTTTGTATGGAAAGAAATTCCCCGCAACGATGAGTTTATTTCAGATATGAGAGCGCAAGCGATTATATTCTGGAACAACCTGCAAAACGATATTCCGCCGGAGGTTGACGGCAGCGAAAGCACTGCCGCAACCATTGACAAAATGAATAAGGATAAGTTAGCGGTTGACAGTATCGCATTGCCTAGCGCAGCAGAGCAATACATTAAGTGTATTGACGGACTGACGGCAACGAAAAAGGTACTGGAAGAACAGTTAGCCCAGGCACAAAATGCCTTGAAGCTCATGCTTGGCGGCAGCGAAAGTGGAGTGTTTATGGGGAGAAAAATCACCTATAAACAAACTGCTGCAAGAGTAACGCTGGACAGCAAGGCGCTGAAAAAAGACCTGCCGGAGGTATACGAAAAGTATGCTAAGGTTGGCAAGCCTAGTATGAGGTTCACGTTAAAATGAGCCTTACAGAGCAGGAGAAATTAGGCGTTACCCTATTCCATAAAAGGAAGGAATTAGGGCTGCTGCAAGGTGATGTTGCTACAATGGTTGGCGTAGAAAAGCCGACTATCAGCTCATACGAATGCGGCGTAGTTAAAAATAGTGCATTGCGTACACGCGTAAAATTGGCACAAGCATTGGACTTGTCGCTGGAAGAAATTTTATATGACAGTGAAAAAGATTGTTTGAAATTAAGGAGGTTAAAAGAATAATGGCAACAGTAAAAGGTATTACAAAAAGAACGGCAGCGCCTGCGGCCGCAAGCAAAGCACCTTCTGCATTAGGTGTGATGATTGGTTCTCAAAGCGTGCAGCAACGTTTTGAGAAGATGTTAGGTAAGAAAAGCGCAGGCTTTCTTTCCTCTTTGCTGACACTGACTAACAATAATAAATTGCTGGCCACGGCGAACCCGAAAACTATTCTGGCGGCGGCTGCGACTGCTGCAAGCCTGGACCTGCCCATTAACCCGTCTTTGGGTAAGGCATGGATAGTGCCTTACAAGGGCGGCGCACAATTCCAGATTGGTTATAAGGGCGTGATTGAGCTTGCAATGCGCACCGGCAAAATGAAGCATATCATTATGACGCCGGTGTACGAGGGCGAAATCAGAGATTGGAACAGATTCACCGAGACATATGCACCGGGCGAAAAAACTTCTGATAATATTGTAGGCTACTTCGCAAGATTTGAAACCATTAACGGCTTCAGCAAGACCGCATACTGGACTAAAGAAGAAGTCATTAGCCACGCTAAACGTTTTAGCAAGGCTTTCAATAGTGGCCCGTGGCAGTCTGATTTTGATGCTATGGCTTGCAAAACCGTTCTTCTCTCTATCATGAAAACTTACGCGCCTATGTCCATCGAGATGCAGGAAGCGTTAGAGAGTGACGGAAAAGCCGCTGTGCTCAACGAAGAAACCGGCGAGGCTGAATACATCGACGTTGACGCAGAGAACGCTACAGAGCAAGCGCAGGAGCTTACAGAGGGCGGCAAGGTTGATACTGTTACCGGTGAAATCTTCACGGCAGAAGAAATTGAAGCAAGCATGAAATAATAAAAAAACATTGGGGACAAAATGTCCCGAAAAGCGGGGACAAAATGTCCCCCAACTTTGGGACCAAATGTCCCCTAAAAATTTGAAAGGGGTGGGACAAAATGTTGAATGTAAAAGCGACACCGTGCGAAAAAAGCAAAGCAATAGTTCTTGTAGGCGAAGGACACTTTGGCTACAGCAACAAATTTGCGGACGATTTAGAAGAAGCAAAGCCGGATGCTTTCGACTTATTCTTTGAGCTTATCAAGGGAGCTGTGGGACTTCATTTTATTTCTATGTATTCGCATAGAAAAAGCAATCCGAAACGCTGGTATAGATTTTTGAAGTTCTGCAAGAAGGACGGAAGAATCAAAGTATACCGGAAGAACAATAAAATGGTGTACGAAGTACCGACATACTTTGAGGAGTAAAACATGGGTGGCAGGTATTATTGGTTAAAGCTCAACGAAAACTTCTTTGAAAGTGATGTTGTTGAGTGGCTAGAGGACCAGGAAAACGGCGAAAAATACGTACTCTTGTACCTTAAACTGTGCTTGAAATCACTGAAAACTGACGGCGTACTTGTACGGCAGGTCGGCAAAATGACTATTCAGCATACTGCTGAATCAATCGCTAAACAGACGCAATTTGATATTGAAATCGTCGAAAGTGCGCTTGCTTTATTTGAACAAATTGGCCTTATTGAGAAGAACGATAAAGGCGAAAGCTACTTGCCGGAGGTTGCTAACATGACCGGTAGTGGCAGTGCGTCAGAATCAGCGACTAAGAAAAAGACACAACGGCAAAATAAAAAAGGACAAAATGTCCCGAAAAGTGGGGACAAAATGTCCCCAGAAAAAGGGACAAAATGTCCGACAGAGATTAGAGATAAGAGTATAGAGTATAGAGATAAAGAAAAGGATGATTATCATCATCCTAAAAGAAAAGACGATGACGAGGAAAAAACGCATACTGAAATTTTTGCCTTGTGGGAGAAAAACATGATGCCGCTTACTCCAATCGTCGGAGAGAAACTGCAAGCCTTGTTAGATGAGGTTGGTGAAGCTGCCGTAGAGCAAGGAATACTAGCGGCGGTAGAGCACGGCGCTAGAAACTTTGCGTATGTGCAGACCGTAGCAAGAAACTACGTCAGCGGCAACAACAAGAAGCAGAATGCAGGTACCGGATATTCTAGCATGGACCTGGTAAACGAACTTTACGGAGATGTAGGAGGTGAGGGCGATGCTGCAACAGCAGAGAATAGCCCAAACGATTGTCAAACTGCAACAGGCAGGCAAGCGGATGCCGCAGGATATACGGCCCGGCTTTGACCGCCTGGAAGAAGCGAAACGAATCTTGTCAGAAGCAGTCAACCTTTGGGCAGGAATTTTTAATCAGCAAAATATAGGCCTTGACCGGTGGGAGAAGGCAGAGCAGATAGCGCTTACCTTGACCGGTGCTAACGGCCTTAACGTGAATATAATCAGCCCGGCGCTGATGCAGGCTGCTTTGAAGCAAGCGGAAGAAGCGCATGTGCAGGAGAATATCAACCGTTGCAACATGGAGAAGCTGGCCGACGGTAAGCCGCTAGCTGATAGGCTGAATGGTATGCTGCTCAAATGGACGGCGGCAAAATTGAAAGAACACCGGCTCATTATGCCGTATATGCCGCAGGATAAAGCAGTGTTTGAATACGGCCGGCAGATTGGCTTGAACGATAACGCTATTGACAATCAATTCCGTATCCTGCAATGCTACATGAACGACTTTACGTACAGTCGCAAGCATAATGAGCCTTGTAAAAGTAAGCTGCTGAAATGTGGCGATACGCTTACTTTGGAGGTGCTAGCGTGAATAATTGGACGGCATGGGTTGGCGTGAAATTTGGCACGCTGACGGTTGAGAAGTATTTAGGCTACCAGGATAGGGGTTCAGCTTACTTCTTGGTGCGTTGCGATTGTGGCAAAACAAAAAAAGTGACCATCTGGGAGTTTAAGAAAGGCAAGGAAAAATCTTGTGGCCTGCTGAGATGTAAAGCAAAGGTAAAGGAACTGACGGGTACACCGAAACCGCCGGAAACCATTACGCAGCAGGATGAAACTACTAGCGCACTAGAAGCACGCTTAAAGCCTAAATACTATTGCAGGGCAGTCACGCCGGACTGCGTGATAAGCACGCTGCTGCACATCTGTTGCTGTGAGTGTGACAGGCCGTGCAAGCGGTGTGAGAATACGCCGCAGAAATGCGGAGCGAGGGAGAGGCAGAAATGAACTTTGTAGATTTTTTCGCAGGAATAGGCGGTATACGCTTAGGCTTAGAGCAAGCCGGGCATAAATGCGTCGGCTTCTGCGAGTTTGATAAGTACGCACGAACGGCGTATAAAGCTATGTACGATACGGAAGGAGAGTGGGAAAGCCGCGATGTACGAACAGTTAGAACTTATGACATACCCGACGCAGACCTCTGGTGCTTCGGCTTCCCATGCCAGGACATCAGCGTCGCAGGCAAGCAAAAAGGCCTGCAAGAAGGTGAGCGAAGCGGATTGTTTTACGAAATTATGCGACTGCTTGCCGGCCGTAGGCAAGAAGATAGACCCCGATGGCTACTCGTTGAAAATGTTAAAAATTTACTTAGCATTGGAAACGGATTTGACTTCGCACGGCTGCTGCTTGAAGTGGGGGGGGTACGGGTACTCTCTCCAATGGGACACTCTCAACAGCAAAGACTACGGTGTTCCCCAAAACAGGGAGCGCGTGTTCATTGTCTGCTATCTTGGAAACATCAGTGGACGAGAAATATTTCCTCTCAGACGAACAGACGGCGAGAATCCTTGCGAACTCAAGGAGATAACACAAGGAGTTGCTGATGCCCAAAGAATCTATGAAAGCGACGGATTAGCAAGAACGCTAAAAGGTGAAAGCGGCGGGCAAGGTGGGAAAACAGGACTGTATGCTGTGCGATTCCGCTATGCCGTGCATAGAATCCCGACGCAGAGTCTGGCGGCTATTCAAAGTGAATTGGTGGAGAATCTCCATGAAATGCCGGATTGGATGTTGGAACAAATGGAACGCGACATTGACTGGAATTTTCAGTTAATGGAGATGCGCAGAGGCAAAGACGGCAAGGTTAAGTTTGATGATGACTGCGAATTTCAGCGGCCGATATTGGAGGCAATTAAACAGGAAAGGGAAGCGAGACAATGAAGTATCTTGTAACCTGGAAGAGTATCGCTTTTCCCGATATGGACTTGCAAACCTGCGTTGAGGCTGAGAACGCCGATGCAGCGCAGGTTAAGGCAGAAGCAGAAGTGTCGGAAGATTTTAAGGATGTCTATTATGTTGACTATGTGAAGGAGGCACAAAAATATGAATAAAGGGTTAAGCGAATTTATGTATAGCCAGCTTGACGAATTGGAGGAACTGTTCAAGAAAAAGCATGAGCAGTATTCCTCCGGCGCAGATGAGCTTGCTAATTTCCGCTGCGGCGCGCTTCTGAACGGACGTAGCGACGATGCAGAGGGAATGTTTGAGGAGCTGAAAGCGTATATGGCAAAGCATATCGCCTTTGTTTATACTCACGATATTCACGGCGATAAAATCGCTGAAAGTTTGAAGGACATTGCCGTATACAGTCTGATTGGCTTATATATGGCGGAGCTGGCAAAGGAAGAGGACGAAGAAACATATAGTCTGGGGCCTTGCCTTGATAGTGCTTTAATCGCAGCTGCAAACAAAAGCATTAAAGCTTTTCGCAATTTACAAAATGAGCTTAATTCTGGCAATTCAGTACAGAAAAGCAATGAGGATGCAGAAAAATGAAATTAACATTTACGATTCCAGGCGAACCGACGGCGCAGGGACGGCCTCGCTTTTCTACTCATGGCGGATTTGTAAAAGCATACGACCCGGAGAAAAGCCGCAACTATAAAGCCTACGTCAAACTGTTAGCCAGTGAAGCGATGCAAAATATAGGGCTGACGCTTACGGAATTGCCCCTGGGCGTTGAGATAATAGCTGACGTGGGTATTCCTGCCAGCAAGTCAAAAAAATTCAAGGAGCAGGCTTTAAACGGCTTGCAACTGCCAATCAAAAAGCCGGATGTTGATAACGTCGCAAAAATTATTCTTGATTCTATATCTGGTATTGTCTATAAGGATGATAAGCAGATTGTTAAGCTTACAGTTTATAAAAAATATAGTGATATTCCGAAGGTTGAGGTGAAAATTTATAATGTTGAATAATTGTTTGATACTTGGCTGGGTAAAATTTGAACCGGATGCAAAAGTTATGAAGAACGGCAAAGAGGTATGCACTTTGGAAATACAGTGTGCTCGCCAATATCGAGATAAAGATAATAAGCGCGTTTACGATTACATTTCTTGCCGCTGCTTTGTGCCTGGACTGATTAAATATATCAGCAATTTTGTTACAAAAGGCTCGCAAGTTATTGTGGGCGGCCGCTTCCAGACTGATTTATATGTGGACAGAAACGGCAAAAACTCTAAGGCAAGCTACTTGCTGATGGAGCATTTGGAATGTGTCAGAATTGCAGAAAATACAGCGCCGTATTCTCCGAAAGAGGAACGGAAAGACCCGCTTGATGATGTGGACTGGTAAAGAAAATGGACTACGCAGAAGCCGCAGATTATGCAGAAAGCTTACTCTTTGCAAAAAACGCGATTGGTAAAGCGGTTGTTTCCGCCAGGATGCAGCAGAGGGCGGAACGCTTGGAATTTGATATGAGGACCGGCGGCGATTCTACGGCACGGCTCGCGATTCAAGCCGTTACGCCGCTTGCTGCCGTCCGTTGTATTTATCTTGGGCAGGCATTTTTGGTTTACCAGCCGGAAAAATGGCTGGATGTTATGGAACGTTCGCTTCTTCTGTTTCGGCAGCGGTTCGGTGACAAGTCTTATAAGGCAATTCAGCACCGGTATGTATACCATTGGACGGTCCGCAAAATCTCCGTTATGGATGAGATTAGCCCGCAGGTGTACGCGCTCCGCCGCCGCTCATTCATTGACGGCCTACTCATGCTGGCGATTCAAGAAGGGCTATTACGGATTGACATAAACGCCAACAGCTTCCAGAAGGCCAGGGCAGAACAGAAGCAAGAAAAGTAAAGGCAGGCGCGCGGCGCTGTCGCTTCCACGCATTAAGAAAACGCTTGCTATTGGTTGGGTCCCGTGGTATAATAACCTTGTCGATAAGCGCAAGCGCCTTTTAAGTATTGTGCTTGTCGGTCCAGCTCTAAAGGCGTAAAGCTGGCACGGATTGAAATATTGTTGATTTTCTTTATGAAATCGCACCAAAAAGAAAAGCCCGGCAACGCCGGGCTTTTTGCTTTCCAAAAATTTGGCTGCCGTACCGCTTGCAATTCCAGGGCGGCAGTGTTATAATAAAGACGTCAAGAGAAAGTGAACGCCTTTTAAGTATCGCTTCTCTTGGTCCGGTGGTAAAGGCGTAGCACCGGCGCGGATTGAAAAAATTATATTTTTATGTGTGTGAACACAAACAAAAAAGCCGGGGCTTTCGCCTCGGCCTTTTTGTTTTTCGCTTCCCTAAAGTATGCGCTGCACGCACAGAAAAGGGCCGCCACGCGTTCCAATCATGGCAGCCCTAGGATTATACCTGCAAAACTTTTCAGTTCCAAAAATGTATAGCCTGCTCGCGTTTGCAGGATACAGAAAAGCCCCGGGGCGTTTGCCCTGGGGCTTTCGTTTTTATAAGCGTTCATCTATCTTGTCCAGTATTGCAAGGCAAGCATACCAGGAATTGCTTGCCTGGGTATGCAGTGCGGCCTTTTCGCTTTTGCGCTGGTCGCGCTTCCAATACGGGGCATAGTATTGGAAGCGCGACCATAGAAGCATCTTGCTCGCTCGACCATTACGCGCAACTTTTTTAATTGCTGTATTCTCATTTTTCCTTCTCCTTTCGATAATAGCCCGGCTTGCGCCGGGCGGGTGATTCGGGGTTACAGTTCGGTTGGGTCATTGCCAAATGTCGCGCTCATTTCGCCGGCATAATCTGGGCAGTACAGAAATTTTTCCGGGCCGACGATTGCAGCTGCCATTTTATAATAGCGGCAAGCCTCCGCGCGTTCGTGCTGCGCTGCAAGGTGGGCGTTGTATTTATCGCTTACTTCGCGGGTTGCCTCCTCGCGTCCCATGTAATAGGCTACGGCTAACAATTTGTCAAGGCTGTCGCCTTCCATATCTTTACAATTACCAATTGCTTCTTTAACGCGGGTGCGCACGGTCTTTACTTCCAGGAAAATATCTTCGCTTCCAAAGGTCCAGCCCAAAAATTGCTCGGTGGTGTCAACGTACTTTGCTACAACTTTGCAAACACGCACGGGCTGCGCGCCTGCTTTCGCTTCGCCGGTGGCGGGGTCGCACTCAATAACCGGGGTTGCTGTATTTTCTGCCGCGCTTTGGTCGGTCCAGATGTAGCAAGCGCCGTTTTGAGGGTCGCGCAGGCCCCAAATATAAGCGGGGCGGGCAGCCTGCTTTGCGCTCCACTTTGTCTCAGTCAAATAATTTCTCATGGTTGATTCCTCCTAAAAAATCGCTTCTGCCTTTTAATATTCTACACCGGCGGCGGCTTTCCTGCCGGTGTAGTGGGTTGAATAGTTTAAGTTGCTGATTCAGCGGTCTAAACAAAACATACTTACGCTGGTTCCGTATATTTCCGCTTTATATATGCGGTCGGGGTTGCCAGCAAGGAACCAGCAAACAAAGAACACTTTCGGCCCGTAAATTGCAACGTTGCAATTATTCGCAAGGTCAATAATAAGATTATGACTATTACGATAAACGCCGTCAAGCTGATAAAATTTCTTTCGCTTCATTTTTGGACCTCCTTAATTGCTGCGGTCCATTCGTTACGGCTTTTAAAGCCGCCTGCTTCCGCAACCATAGCGGCAATGACGCGGCATGTAAAATCATGTTCCGCTTCATTCATCGCCGGTTGTTTCCGGTACGCTTCAATCTTCTGCAGCAAATTTAACGCTTCTTCACGCTTCATTTTTATACACTCCTTTTAAATTTTCAAGGTTCAGTTTTGGCCTGCCTCATCAGTACCGGGGCGGCCAGTCCCCGGTATACGCCGCGCGGGGCGGCGTTTCGGCTATTGTAACAAGGGCGTTTCCGGGCGGTATTTCAAAAATTCGCTGCCGTGCAGGTCGCGGATTTGCTCCATGGTCAACGCGCGGCGGACCTTCTTAACCCATTCGCCTGCATGCCAGTACCAAAGTTTTTTCTTGCTGGCCCATTTGCAGCCGGCGCCTTTCAAGGCGTCTTTGTTCTCTTTCGTGTCGCCTCCTATCCATAGCCAATTACCGCAGATTTCAATTTCAAGGCCCTTCAAGCCCATCAGCACGGCCAGGATTTCGGCAAATTCCGCCTGTTCGGCCAGGATTTCGGCGGCTGTTTTATAAGTGCCGTCCGTTTTCTTGTTGCGCTGCCACTCCTGGCGGCTTTCGCTTTCGGCAAGTTCGGCGGCGCGCTTGTCGTGCGCTGCGCTCATTGCCTTAAATTCTGCGGCCGTGCCGCCTTTGTCCGGGTGGCAGCTCATGCAGGCTTTTTTAAACGCCTTCTTTAACTCCTCGATTGTTTCGCAAGCGGCAAAAATCTTTTTCCAGTCCATGATTTTTCTTTCCTCCTTTTTCGGTTCCGGGTTGTATTTGGCTTTTAATTCGTCGAATTTCTCACGGCTGACTTTGGCAACCAGCTTTACAAAACGGCGGCTGCTGTCCCATGTATCATAGATAACGCCGTTAACAACGGCTACGGCGTGCTTTGCTACAAAAACAACGTAGCTGGCGCCGGTATCGCAATGCTTTGTAAAGCTGTTGACTGTTTCGCGGCTGGCGGCTTTAACTTCTATACCTAAATCAGCCAGGGCGGCGGTGATGTTCTTCACGGTGTTCCATGCAGCGCCGCTTTCAAATACCTTTGTTTCCAGCAGCTTTTTAGCCTGCTGGTAGGTTAACGGGGTTGCCGTGCAGATTGCTCTAATTGAGCAATCACCAATATTTTTGTTTTCGGGGTTGGCGTTATACTTTTCAAAAGTCATGTTTTATTCTCTCCTTTCGGCTGGGCGCGGGCTTTGAACCGCCGCCGGCAGCTTTACAAGGGCTTTCGCCCTTGTCATCAGCTTACAGCAGATAAACGATGTTGGTCACGTATTGGTAGACTTCTTGTTGTGCCTCGCTTAATGCCGGGTAGCGGTTCATGAGGTTAGCAACCTTTATAAGTTGTTTGATACGCAGGTTTTTAATTTTCATTGTTTCGGCCTCCTTAGTATTTGTAAACGGTTGCTTCACCGGTAACATCGAAAAAGACGTTGTAGAAATGGCCTTTGATTACCGTGTAGAGTGCTTCAACGTGCCCCGGGAATTCGTCAAAGTCGCGGGTGTTCAAAATTTTAATGTCCTTCAAGCACGGCTGAAAGCCGTATTCACGGAAAAGCGCCAGCTGAACCATTTTAGCGTTTTGAGTTTGTTCCATGCGTTTAGTCATTTTTTTGTTCCTCCTTGAATGTATACCGTTATTCGGTATCTGTATCTTGATTACAGTTATATTATAATGTCGTTGATTATGCTTGTCAATACCTTTTTTGATTATTTTTTATTTTTTTTGGTGACAATCACACCGCTATGCGGTATAATGTAGACAACAAATAATGGAGGTGTAAAACATGGATAACAGTAAAGCTATAATCAAGGGGCTAATTGCTATGCGCTGCATGAGTTCGCAGGCATTGGCTGACGGCCTGGGGATGACGGTCCCCGCCGTGCGGAACAAATTGAGCCGTAACAGCTGGGCTATTAATGATTTGGTTAAGCTGGCGCAGGCCTGCGGCGTTCGGCTGGCGTTTGTCGATGATACGGGGCGCGCCGTTTTGACGTTCCCAGCGCCGCCAGCAGATGACGGCAGCAGCCCCGCAGATTAAAACAACATTATAAGAGGATAGCAACGGCCGCACGCTGGCAGATGTTCAGCGTGCGGCCGTTCTTTTTTATTCAGCAACATTTATAATAGATTAACGACGTTCACAAAGATTTAAAAATGTATCATTGACTTAATAGCATTTTTTAGGGCATATAATTTATAGCAAGATAATAAATATAATTTAATTGATGATTGACAGATGGATTTTGTTAATCATTTTTTTATTGTCTTTTTCTGGTAAATAATGATTATCTTTTCAATATGTATTGTTTATGTATTGTTTACTGATTGTCATTATTGATAATATTAATTATATATACAGTTACAGAGTTTGTAACGAGAATGTGACAGAAATGTTTAAGATTAAAAGTTTATTAAGCAACACAAATACACCAACAAGAGGCAGGCCGCCGGCAATAGTCACCCAGCCGCAGACGTTAGAGGAGTGTGCGGCGTTACTCAAACAGCAGGGCGCAGCCGTGGCCGTCCTGGCTGTGCAGGACCTGCAGGCCTATTGGCTCAAGATAATGTCAGACAACAAGGCTAGCAACAAGGATAAGCTAGCCGCGTCAAAGCTATATGCTGATAGTATAGGCGCGTTTGACAAGCAGACGCACGCTAACAAGGGCCCGGCTGTGTATCATTGGGGCGCGGCAGATGATGCAGTGATAGTAAACGGTTGTTCAGAAGATGCTACTAAAACATAAACATAGATAGAGCTTTTAACATAATCTTTATTATCGGACGTAAAATATTATCCTGCTGCTGCTGATTAGCTGGCGGTTCCAGATGTTGACGGCCTGGCTGATGATGTTAGCGGCAGGCCTACCACGTTTTTATTTTTGTTTGGCGTGGGTTCTGATTGGTTGTTTGGCGGCGCTGGCGTTGGTGATTTCCCTGGCTTTTCGCAAAAGTTGATTTTGATTCTTACCTTTTCCGCTGACATTAAGTGGGGGTGGGGCCCAAAATTTTCGCAGCCGCCGGGGGAGGTAAATACCAAAAATTACCAAAACGATTTTTTCAAGGGGGTAAACATGGAAAACGTAATACAGATACCATATACTCCACGACCTGCATGGGCGAAGGTACTGCATAAGGAATTAAGCAGACACCGCTTTGCAGTAATCGTAGCACACCGCCGCTTTGGTAAGACCATCGGAATGGTGAATCACCTTATAAGGGATGCTTTGCAGAGTGACTTAATCAGCCCGCAGTATGCTTTGGTAGGCCCGTTCAGTGCACAGATGGAAATTATTGCATGGGGACCATTGAAGTATTACACAAGCGTCATAGAGGGCATCAAGGTGAATGAAACTAAAAAGTATGTTGAATTCCCCAGTAAAGTACCTGGAGCGCAGGGAGCGAGAATATATATCGTTGGTGCGAATAACCCCGACGCATTACGTGGTACATATTGGGACGGCGTAATACTTGACGAGTATTCGGATATGAAGCCGGAGATGTGGACGCAGATAATCCGACCTGCGATAGAGAACGGCGACAGAAAAGGCTATTGCTATTTCATCGGTACACCCAAGGGGCAGAACAACTTCTATGAGATGTACAAGAAGGCCAAGACGAATAAGCGTTACTTTGCGTATTTGTCGAACGTGTACGATAGCGGCATCTTAGACGCAAAGAGCATAGAAGAACTGAAAGAGGATATGCCGGAGGTAGAATTCAGACAAGAGTATTTGTGTGACTTTAGCGTATCGGCAATCAACGAGCTTTTCAGCCTGGAGGAACTAGATAAGGCTTTCAGTAGAGAGCTGACAGAAAAGGATGTTCCCTATGATATGCCGCTGGTGCAAGGCGCTGATATAGCGCGCTTTGGCGATGACAGAACGTGCATATGGCGGCGTAAGGGTTTAATGGCATATGCTAAGCCGAGAATCTATAAGAAGCTGAACACGATGCAGACGGCAGATTATATTGCTTTGGCAATGGATGAAAATAAGGCAGATATGACCTTTATAGACGTTGGCAACATGGGTGCTGGCGTAGTCGACAGATTACGGCAGATGGGGTACACAGCTTTGAGGGAGATACCATTTCAAGGCGCGGCGATAGAGAATAAGCGCTATGAGAATATCAGAGCAGAGATGTACTTCAAACTGAAAGACTGGATAGAAGATGGCGGAGCTTTGCCGGATGAACCTGGACTAAGAGAAGAGCTTGCTGTCATTCACTACAAGTACTCTAAGAATGGGCGTTTAATACTAACGCCTAAAGAGGAGATAAAAGAAAAGCTAGGACGTTCACCGGACCTTGCAGACGGCCTGGCACTAACATTTGCAAGGAAGGTTCCGTTAAGGCAGTTAGGGTTTGACGATAGAAAGCCTAAAGTGCTGATGTGCAACACAGAATATTCAATTATGGGGGCGATTTAAAAATGGGTGGCATTGCAAAATTATTCGGTGGCGGCAACATGCCGACTATTGAAAAGGTGGACCCGGCACCGACTACCGTTGCGACAAGCAGCGAAGTTGCGGCCGGCAACGACAGTAACAAGAAGAAACGCAGAGGCTTTTCATCTACGCAGACAAGCACTATTGCTAGTGGCGGCGAGGGCGGCCGTAATACTTTAGGCTAAGAGGTAACAGCTTATGAACTTTCAAACGATAGCGGCGAGCAAGCCACAGGGAACACTTCCTAGTGACGGGGTGCCGCTGAAAAAGAACTTGCCAGACCGCCAACGTTTGGTGCGTAAGCTTAAAAGCATGTACGAGGATAGGCGAGATTGGGTAGACAGATGGAAAGAGATAAGAGATTATCAGCTCCCGTTTGTCGGAGAGTTTGACGATACGGCAGACAAGACCAATCCCGCACGCAGACGTGACTTAAAGATTGTGCACGGGGTAGCTTGGAGAGCGGCACAGGTATTCGCTGCTGGCGTTATGAGCGGACTTACACCGCCGAGCCGCCAGTGGTTCAGATTTGCATATAGACGGCCGGAACTGAATACGAATGTTGAGGCTATGAAGGTGCTTGACACAAGACAAGAGATTGTATCAAGCGTGCTTGCAAAGAGCAACTTCTATAACAGCATCCATACTGTATATCTGGAATTGCCTTTTGGACAGTGCCCGATGGCTATATTCTACGACGCAGAAAACGGCGTGAGGTTTCAGACAATGACAATCGGTACTTATGCACTTGAAGCAGACGGCTTCGGCAAGGTAACTACTTTTGCAAGAAAGTACGATATGACTTTGCAGCAGCTAGCAGACTGCTTCGGCGTAGACGCTTTGCCCGACAATCTGAAAGGACTGTTAGACAATCAGACCAATCTTACTAAGAAGTATAAAGTCTGCTGGATGGTAGAGCCTAACAGTGATAAGCTGCCTGGATACATGGACAGACTGAACATGCCGTACAGAAGCGTGTACTGGTTGGAAAAATCAGAGAGTGACGAATACTTGTATGTTGGCGGCTTTGAAGAAGAACCAGTACCGGTAGCACGTTATCTTGTCAGCGGCAATGAGGCATACGCAAGAGGTCCTGCGTGGTTTGCAGAAGGCGACAGTAAAATGCTGCAACTGCTGAAAAAAGATTATCTCACAGCAATAGAGTTAAAGATAAAGCCGCCGATGCAAGGCAGTCCAAGCCTTATGAATAACGGCGGTATTAACTTGATGCCTGGCGGTCTAACAGCCGTAGATGACCAGACGCAAGATATGGTTAAGCCTTTGTTCGCGGTTGACCTTGACTTGAAGGACGCGCAGGAAGAAATTATTCGCGTTGAGGATGCTATAAAGAGAGCATACAGTGCTGATTTGTTCTTGATGTTAGATAACCTTGATAATAGCCGCATGACTGCTAGAGAGGTTATGGAGAGAACGCAGGAAAAACTGCAACAGCTAGGCCCGGTGGTTGAGCGATTGCAGGATGAATTCTTAACACTGATTCTTCAACGTGTATATAACATCATCGACAGAAGCGGTGGATTCCCACCGGTACCGGAAGAACTACAAGACATTTTGAGTGAAGAGGATGTAGAAGTGGACTATATTTCACCTTTGGCGCAGGCGCAGAAGATGAGCGGACTTGTGAATATCGAACAGGCGATAGCACAAACCGGACAGATGGCGCAAGTATGGCCAGAAGTTACGAAGAAGATTAACCCGTTGGGTGCTATTACAAAATACTTTGAAATGCTTGGCGTGCCTGCGATGGCATTGCGCAGTGATGAAGAAGTACAAGAAATGCTCAAACAAGAGCAGCAGGAAATGCAACGGCAGCAGGAAATGCAGGAAGGCTTGGCAATGGCACAGGCTGCGGCTCCTGCGGCAGAGGCGGCCAAAAATCTTACTGCGGCGGCGAATGATTCCAATCCGGCTATTACAAGCTGGCTAGGCGTGCCGGGAGGTTGGGAATAATGAGCGAGCAGTTTAAATATAAATCCAATACCGGCGAGGATAGAAAGCAAGCACTGCTGACAGAGTACATGGTAAGAGAGCAGGCAAGAAGGGATAAAGAGGCCCTACTTGACCTGCTGGGGAGTGAAAGCGGACGCTGGTTCTTGATGCGTATGCTTGATGTGACCAAAGTAAACTCTATGTGCTTTACCGGCAACAGCAAGACTTTCTATAACGAAGGCCGCCGCGACGTAGGCTTAGGCATTATCAAAAGCATTTTAGCACTTGGGCTGCAAGGCATAGAGCTTAAACAGCAGGCTGAAATGGAGTATGCAGAATTCCAACTAAAGCTACAAGAGCTGGCAGTGGAATATGTAGATAACAACAAGGAGGAATAACTAATGGGCGAGAACGGCGAAAACACAGTTGTGAACGGCGAAGGCGCACAGCAGCAACCCGATACCGCAGCGCAACAGCAGCAAACAGAACCGACTACTAATGCAACTAATAATACAAGTGCTTCCGGCACTATTGCAGGGAACGGAAGTAATGGGCAAGGCGCACAACAGCAGCCCGGCACAGTGAATTATGACTTTGCAGGAGTAGAAATGCCGGAAGGCTATGAGCTTAGTGCTGATGAGCAAGGACGCTTTGTAGATGTCATTAAAGGCATGAACCTTAGCAATGACCAGGCAAGAGCGCTTGCGAAGTATGGCACAGAGTATGCAAGCCGTGTAGTGCAAGGCGTAGAACAGCTCCGTGCACAAGAAATTGCTAAATGGGGCGATGAAGCTAAAACGGCACTGGGCGCAGACTTGGGCAAAGTACAGGGCCTTTGTGATACTGCCTGCCGTAAATTGGAGGCAATGTATCCGGGCTTGAATGTGCGTGAAGCACTGGAAATCACCGGCGCAGGCAATCAAATTGCTATCGTGAGAGCATTTGCGAAACTTGGCGAACTGCTTGGCGAGGACCCCGGCTTGGCTGCACAAAACGGCGCACAAGGCTTAAACGCTGCGCAAGGCATTGCAGCAAACATGTACCCGAAAACCGACTGGAGCAGGTACAAATAATTTATTAACTTTTAATTGAAAAACAGGAAGGATGATGAAACTATGGCTACTATTGGTTACTCCCAAACTATGAGTGACTTACGAAAGTATTTAACTCCGCAAGGCGCTATTGACCGCGTTATGGAAGTGCTTAACGAATCTAACCCGATTATGGAAGACATTCGCTGGATGGAAGGCGATTTGCCGATTGGTACTAAAACTACTATTCGTGCCAGCCTGCCTTCTCCATCTATCCGCCGTATTAACCGCGGTACTTCTCCGACTAAAGGCACTGTAAAGCAGCGCATTGATGTATGCATGCACTTGGAGGACCGTTCTTGCGTGGACGTTGAATTGCTTTCTGGCAAACCGAATCCGCAGGCGTTCCGCATGGCAGAGGATGATGCACACGTAGAAGGCATGGGCCAATACGTCGCACGTCAATTTTTGTACGGCAACTTGGACGAAGACCCGGACACTTTCAATGGTATTGCGGTACGCTACAATACTTTGACCGACGGCGGCAAAGGTACTCCAGGCCACCAGGTGATTTCCGCGGGTACTCCTGGTACTAACACTAATGCTTCTATCTACTTCGTAGATTGGGGCGACCGCCGTGTAATGGGTGTATATCCTAAAGGCACCCAGGCAGGCTTGAAAACTGAGGACTTGGGCGAAAGTGATGTATACGACGAGCACAACAAGCCGTTCCGTGCATTGCAGACCTTGTACTCTTGGAAGTGCGGCCTTGCCGTTCAGAATGTGCGCTCCATTGTGCGCGTGTGCAATATTGATGTCCAAAAGCTTAACTCTTTGACTGACAGTGCACAACGCGAACTGATGAATAAATTCATCTTCGCAAAGAACCGTCTGCAAGACCCGAAAGCGCCGGTTGCGTATGTATCTGACGGCGTATACTCTTGGCTGGAGTGCTATCTGAACAACAAGAACAATGTTCATGTTACCCGCCAGGACTTTATGGACGCGCCGCCTAAACTGTACCTTGCAGGTATTCAGATTAAGAAACTTGACTGCCAAAGCGAAACCGAAGCGGCAGTACAATAACCGGAAGGAGTGAATAACAATGATTTTTGACCAGCAAAATATGTACATGGATAATTCCTTGACCAGCAATGTAATTGCGAATGTTGGCGGCGGTGATGCTGCTGACCCGCTGTTTCTTGTTATCACTGCGCCGACCGCCTTAGCTGGCACCAGCGTTACTGCGGCTTTGGAGACTGCCGACGATGCGGGCATGAGCAGCAATAAAGTTACTGTTGCAACTTATACTCTTGCTACCGGCAAAAAAGGCATTTTGGTTGCGGCGAAACTGCCGTATGGCATGAAGGCTTATTCTAAACTGACTGTTACCGGCGCAAGCGGCGGCAAGATTACTGCTGGCTTGACTGAAACTGTTCCGAACTGGCCGGGCTGATTTAGTACTTTAAGGGGAGGGCGATAAGCTCTTCCCTTTTTTAAATAATCAAGGAGGAATAGTTAAAATGCTTAACATTACCGATGTATGTAACATGGCGCTGGCTCATATAGCCAAAGGGCGCATAAGCAATATAGACGAGCAATCAGAACTAGCCAGACAGTGCAAGCTGTTTTACGATACTACCCGCAAAGAGTTATTAAGGAGTTATACTTGGGGCTTTGCGAAACGTGTAAGCAAACTGGCGGAACTTGATATAAAATCTCCGTACTGGTCCCGTGTTTACGCCTATCCAGAAAAGTGCCTTGCTGTGCGCAAGATATTTGATGCTGAAACAGGCGCAATGATAAGGGCAGGTGAACAGCAGCAGGAAGAATGGGACTTGTATATGGCAAGTGACAACGTGCTTGGAATAGGCTGTAATATCCCTGCTGCGTGGCTTGAATATACCTATGATGTTGACGACGTGGAAATGTTTTCAAGTGATTTTTTGAGCGCGTTTACTCATATGCTGGCGTTTAATATCTGCGTACAACTGACCGGCAACAGCGGCTTGCAGCAGACACAGTATCAGCTTGCAATGGCGGCATTACAGAAAGCGAAGTATACCACGGCAAGCGAAAAGAAAGAATTGCCGGACTACCCGAGTAAATACTTTGACGGGAGGGCGTAATTATGGCTAGTGGGTTAACACCTTATTATTTATTGCAGCCTGCGTTTACCGGCGGCGAAATCAGCGCCGAAGTTGCCAACCGCGTCGATTTGGATAAGTACCAGCTTGCGGTACTGCAAGCCTATAACTGCCTTATCAAGCCGCACGGTCCTATTTATCGCAGACCAGGTATGAAGTATATGGCACGAACAAAATATAGCGATAAAGCGTGCATCCTGGTACCGTTCAACGGCGCAGACAGCACCGACTATCTTTTGGAGATTGGCGAGAAATATATAAGAGTGCATAAGAATGGACTTTATATAAACATAGAAGTTATGACACCGTACACGGCAGATATGCTGCAAGATTTGAGATTTGTTCAAAGCGCAGATACTATGTTTATCGCCAGCGGCAAATATCCCGTAAAACAGCTTGCGAGATATTCAGACACTGACTGGCGGTTTGCTGATTTTGAAATTACGGATATGTATTTCGACGAGCGAAACTCACTTGAAAGTTATAGCGGCATAAGCTATACGTCACCCGGCACTTACCAATTTCAACCGACTGTTACCGGTGAATATCAGATTGATATATCTGGCGGTGGTGGTGGCGGCGGGGGTGCCGCCAAATACAGAGTGAAAAGCGGCGAACATTCAAGTCGTCTTATATATATCACAGGCGGTAAGGGCGGCAACGGGGAACGTATTATTAAGACTTTGACTTTAAACAAGGAGACGAGCTACACAATATCTGTTGGTGGTGGCGGCGCAGCGGGGAGCAATGGAGGCAACTCTGCGCCTAGTGGAAGTAATGGTGCAAGTAGCGCTGCGTTTGGTATGATAGCAAAAGGCGGCGGTGGCGGCACTGGCGGCAGAAAAGGCGAACCGAATACTCCGGACGGAACGAGCTACGGCAATGGTGCTAACGGAGGAGCAGGCGGATACGGCAAAAGTTTTTTGGGCAGCAGTGAAACTCAGCCAACAGCGGGTGCTAATGGCTGGGTAAAGATTTTGTATACCGGCAACAAAGAATTGACACCTTCGGGAACACAAGGTGATATTACCTTAAAGAGCAATAAGAATATTTTTGCTAGCAACAAGCCCGGTGCGTTCATTAAGCTCAAACAAGAGATTGCAAGCAAGACTGTATCTACCAGCAACGGCAATACTGAAAGAGTGCGCGTAGGCGAAAATTGGAAGGTTATCAGTCACGGAACCTGGAGCGGCAGTTTTGCTATAGAAAAAAGCGACGATGGAGAAAGCTGGAAGGAATACAGAAAATATACATCTAAAGATGATTATAACCCGTCCGAAAGCGGCAGCGTAACAGAGCCGGTGTTTTTAAGGGCGGTATGTACTATAACTAGCGGTACTTGCACTGTTGATTTAACAGCAATGGCCTACAATGCGGAAGGCGTTGTAAAGCTTACTGAAATTACTAGCGACAGTACAGCTAAAGCCCATGTTGAAAAAGAGCTTGGCTCAACAGATATGACAACTAATTTCTTATGGGGCGCATGGAGTGAAGAATTTGGCTATCCGCAAACACTTTGTTTTTTCCAGGACAGACTATGTTTTGGCGGCACGAAGAAGCAGCCTTACATGGTATGGATGAGCAGAACCGGCGACTACGGCAATTTCAGCGTAGAAAAAGCCAGCGGCACTGTTACTGACGATAGCGCAGTAGCACTTGCGTTTGTAAGTCGCAAGCAGTTTAAGATTCTGCACCTTATAGCAAGCACTGACTTGATTGTTCTGACTGCGGGTAACGAATGGACAGTAAGCGGCAGTGATACTGTAACACCATCTAAAGCCGTTCCGAAAATGCAGACTACACGTGGATGCAGCACTGTTGAACCGCTGATGATTGGCGGCAGAATCGTGTTTGTACAAGGCCGCGGAAGCACTGTAAGGGATATGGCGTATAGCTATGAAACAGACAGCTACGGCGGTAATGACTTAACATTGTTGGCAAAGCATATCATAGAGAATGTGCAGATTGTTGACAGTGCGTACAAGCAGGAATCCGACAGCACTATATACTTTGTGAGAAGTGACGGCACTATGGCTTGCTTATCCTACATCATGGAGCAGAAAGTATATGCCTGGTCGACGATAGAAACACAAGGCAAGATTGAAGCCGTGGCGGCGGTGCAGGAAGGCGATGAAGATATTATTTATCTTGTAGTGCAACGAGAGATAAACGGCGTGACAGTACGCAATATCGAGTATCTGGCAAAGAATCCTGCAAAGAGCAATAACCCCGATGATTATATTATGCTTGATAATGCTATTGAGTATAGCACTGCTGAAAAGAGCAGTGGGGCTACGGAAATCGACGTGGCAGAGCTGGCAGGCGAAAAAGTTGCTGTTATCGGCGACGGAAGAGTGTATAGCGGACTGACTGTAAGCCAAGACGGCACTGTGACGCTCCCAGCGGCCGTACAACACGCTTTTATTGGCTTGCCCTATAGAAGTATCGTGGAACTGCCAAACGTCGAAATTAAGACGGGTGACGGCACTATGCAAGGACGTAAAAAGCAGATTAGTAACTGCATCCTGCGTTTAAGTAATTCTCTTGGCGGCATGGTCGGGCCGGATATAAATACTATGGACTTGATGAACTTTGATGAGCAGGACGCAGTGAGCGATATTAAATTATTTACCGGTGACAAGCATATGACTTTGCCTATTGGCGGCTTTAATAACGAAGGCAGAGTGATTATCGTTACGGATGAGCCGTATCCTTTTAACTTGCTGGCGGTAGTGCGGGAGGTGTCTTTTGGTGGCTAAGAAGTGGAATGTTGAAATCCTTGATAATAAATCAAAAGAAAATGTCGTGCCGTTGATTGAAGAACTTATGCAAGATATACGGCCGCACGATAAGGAAGATTTGGAAGCAAGCAGTGACCCGGTATTTGTGCTTATCGGTAGTATCAAGCTTGACGAAGAAACAAGGGTGTACCGTGGTGAGGACGGCAAACTGCTTGCGATATTCGGCAAAGGTACTATGGAATGGGGCGCACCAGGGCGCGGAATTTGGATGGTAGGCACGAACGAACTTTACAATGGTTACACAAAGAGCCTGCTTTTCAAGGAAGCCAAAAGAGTATTAAATGAATGGGCGCGGCAGCATGGACTGCTGCACAATATTGTCTATGAGAAGAACCGCACAAGCATTAACTATTTAAGACACTTGGGAGCGATATTTCTGGCAGAACCTAAAATAGGTTGGGACGGCAAAAAGTTTTATCAGTTTTATATTCCATATAGAGGGGAGTGAACGTAATGGGTGCACTTAGTGTTTTAATGGGGCTGCAAACTGTTATGCAGTTAAGCGGCCAACATCAGCAGGCCAAACAGCAGGAGCAGGCATATAAAGCGCAGGCGCAGGCTGCGCAGCAGAACGCGGCTATTATGAGCCGCCAACGTGAGCAGCAGGCAGAAGCATATGCGCAGAAGCAGAGCCAACTTAACGATAGAATGAGGCTTGCAAGAGGACAGGCGCTGGCGGCGGCAGGCAGTAGCGGCCTAACTAGCGACGGCAGTGTTAGCGATATTCTTGCAAGCAGTGAGGATGCTTACAGAAAAGACAGCATGAATCTCTTGCAGAATCAGCGTAATGATGCGTGGAGCACTTACGTTAACGAAGTCAATTATCGCAACCAGGCAAACGCATATAATGCGGCGGCAAAGAACGCTAAAGCTAATGGCAAAATGCAGATGTTTAGTACGCTTGTAGGTGCGGCAGCAAATGCTTATTCTAAAGGCATGATTGGCGGCAATAAGACTACAGGTACTGCCGCCGGTGATGATTGGTATGATGCTAACAGTGATTTCAATCTTCCTGCTAGCAATATGAGCGGCTTTAATCTTTACAACCAGGCGAAGAAGAATAACCCGTTCATGGATAATGCAGGCTTTACTAAATGGAGCTGGTAAGGGAGGTACAGAATGAAGATTGCAGGTTATCAAGGCAGCGTCAATTTAGGTGCTGGCAGCGGCGCAACCGTCAAAGTGTCAAGTGACCTTAACGCTTATGGCAGCGGTGGCAAGGGACTTACCGCTATTGCCGGGGCTGTAAACAAATGGGAAGTAGCAGTAGAAGCGCAGCAGGAAGATGAAGACAAGCAGTCTATCCTTAATGCTATGGACATATTCAATAAGAGCCGCTATAACATCATGTACAATGACGAAAGCGGCCTCATGAATACAAAATTAGAAGGCACTGCCGGTGCAAGCAGCAGTTATACGGAGCAGATAAACAAGGCAAGGCAGGATGTGTTGAGCAACACTAAATTGCATAGCAAAAAGAACCAGCTTGCGCTAGACCATTTAATGTATCAGAGCGCACAGCAAGGCTTCCAGACCGTCGACCAATACGAGCAGAAGCAGAAAGAGGCAGTCACTGATTTGCGCTATGACAATAATATTCAGAACTCCTGCGAGTTTGTACAGAAGAACTGGAACAATCCGCAGGCGTTGCAAGATGAGATTATCCGTACACAGTTACTGACAAGTGCTATATACGGCAAGCGCGGGGCGGAGTTTATCGAATCTAAGAGCAGAGCCAACATTGGGCAGGTGGTAGCGAGTGCCGTCGGCGCAAGCATTACCAACGAAGATTATGGCACTATGCGTAACATCATGGATAAGTACGGTAGTTATCTGACTGCTAATCAGCGCGCCGCTTTTGAGAAAGTGGCATACGATAAAGAAAGTAGCGCTTTTGAAAGAAATGCTGCTAAAGATTTGTATGCTAAATATGGCGATGATGAAGAAGCAGTACGCAAAGAGGTTGAAAACATGGATGCTTTTTCACCAGAAGGCGGCAAAGTCGAAACGCAGGCAGAAGGTACTACATGGGTAAGGAACAGCGGTGTTTCCCTTGATGGTGTAAAGCAGCAAGTAACCATCGGCCTTTCTGATATTGCGAAAGAATTTAACACATTGAGCGGCGCACAGCTTATTGTCACCAGCGGTACGGATAGTACAGATATTCACGCTGCCGGTGAGCACAGCCACGGCGCAGGTGTCAAACTTGATGTTGCAGCTGACTGGCTAGAGAACGCAGACAATCGCAAGAAATTTATTTCTTATATGCAAAGCAAAGGAATCAAGGTATTGGACGAATATTCTAATCCATCGCCAAACTCTACGGGCGGGCACCTTGATTTGGACTTTACGGACTATAAAGGCGGCACAGTAGCACACAAACATATAAGCCTAGACGGGCAAGACCGCATTATGAAGCAGTACCGCATTATTAAGGCAGACCATGACAGAATAGAAACTTATAAGAAAAACAAACTTTTTGAAGGAATAAAAAGTGAGATATTTGCTATGTTTGGTAAAGGCACAAGCTACGATGCCGCTATGACGTGGGCTACTAACCAGGCAGGCAGTGACCCCGACAAATACGTAACATACCGTAATGCGGTGGAGGCGATATACGGACCGCAAGGCAGAAGCGGAAGCAGTGGAAGTGGTAGTGAAAGCAGTAACGGAAAACTTGATGACGATGCAATAGGTGTATTGGAAGATATGCTGCAAGAAGGCAAGTTTGCAAGCATCGACCAATTTTTAGCATACGCTGCTAACAAAGGTGCATCGTCTGCACAGCGCGGGAAGTTAGAAAAAATATACAAAGATTGGTATAGTGGTACAGGCGAATTTGCTTTTGATATGGAAGGCCTTGTACAACAAGTCGCAGGCAAAAATGCCGATGCACTGTATAAGAAAAAAATCCAAAACTACGGGCGGCAATGGGTGCGCGCTTATCGCGCAAAAAATCACGGCATGAATCCGGGCGAAACGGAACTGCTGGAGGCTTTGAGAAACTGCGTAACAACTAAGGTTTACGGCAGCTATGTTACCGAAAAACATTCATTCTGGTTTGACAGTACAGAAGATATAAAAGCAAGTGACGCAGATTTAATTGCACGTGGTATCGCAAGCGTAAATAAAACCGGGGATGATTGGTACGATGTTAAATGGTTGGATGGCACATCTGGCAAAATAAACGGTGCATATCTGGCAAAGTTACTGAAAGGAGATTACTAAATGGCTAATGAACCTTTGGACGAATTCGACCGCAGATTAAAGGCAAAAAAGGAATATGCTAATTATGGCTTTATTGCTGATATTGACAGCGGCTTGTCACCTGCCGAAACTTTAGGCTATTATGACCTGCAAAAAATGAGCGACGATGAATATAATAAGTTTTCGCAGGCAGTAAAGAGCAATAGCTCACCGACGATTGATACTAGCAGCATCATCAACGACGATAAACCAGGCATAGGCACTGCCGTAATGAACGGCCTTAAAGGTTCGGTGCGTGGCTTATTCGGTGCTGCTAAAGCGGCGATTGATTCTAATATTGAAGCTCACAAGGGTGACAAGAATGTTGTCAAAGAGTATGACCAATCAGAGAACATCAGCAAGGCTTTAGGCTATGTCACCGACGAGATTTTAAAGCGCGAAGAAGTCAAGGCTGATACGGCGGCTGGGCAACTTGGTTATGATTTGGCTGAAAACGGTATTCAGCTTTTAGCGCAGCTTGCGCTGACTAAAGGCGTAGGCGCTGCCGGTGCAACTGCAAAAACTGTACACGCTATCAGTATGCTTTACAATGGTGCAAACATCAGCGGCGAACAATACCTGCGACTGCGTAAAGAGGGCGTAAACGCAAGCAGAGCAGCAGAGGCAGGCTTGATGAACGCAATCCCGCAGGCGGTACTTGAAGAACTTCCGCTTGGCAGACTGCTTAAAAAGATGCCGGCCGGCAGCGGACTGAAAGCTAAGATATGGGAAGTTACCAAACGTGGCCTTGAAGAAGGCGTTACCGAAGCATTGCAGGAATTCCCGGAACAAGCAACGGACTTATGGGCAAAGAACCCCGACGCAAGCACTGCCAAACTTGCGGAGAAGTGGGGCGAGAATTGGCAGCAGAATTTACAGGAAGCAGGATATAGCGGCCTTATCGGTGCTATCCTTGGCGGTACTGCAAGCGGCACAAAGGTTGCCGTTGACAGCGTTATCGAGCACTTTGCTTTAAAAGCCAACGAAGAACGCAAGGCAAAGTTAGTGGCAGATGCTGAACGAATCAAAGAAACAGGCATTAACCCGGAACGTGCGGCGGCTACAATCGAAGCGAATAATCCCAACTTTGAGGACGATACAGTAACAGTATCTGCACAGGACCTAGAAGGTTACAAGCAGACCAGCAACAACAACAAACTTTTTGAGGAATTGGGAATTACCGAAGAAGAAGTAAAGGCGGCTGCGGAGCTGGGGCAGGATATAGACATTAGCCGTGGCAAGTTTACGGCGGCAATGGCTAAGGATAACGCATTGTTTGAAGCTACGAAAGACAATATGTATTTTGACAGCAACGGCGAGTTGTCGGACGGCGGCGCAAAGACACGTAAAGAACTGCGAGAAGGTTATAACTTAACTAGGCAGGCAAGCGCGGAGCTTGACGCAGAACTTGACGCTATTGTTGGCAGCGCTACTAAAGCAGGTATGAATAAATCTCATGCCGGCAATTTGCGCTTAGTGCTGGAGAGCCGCGCACTTATTGCAGACCCCGAAAATCCTGCTGCATGGCTGCAAAAGAATAAGCTGCGCTTTGAAGATGGCGGCAAAGCTAAACAAAAGAATGGCTGGTTTAGCAAGGGAGGAGTGCTTAAAAAAGAGCAATTCTATACTACTAATATTACCGGAAATGAGATGGGACACTATTCAGATTTGAAGAGCTTGCAGAAAAAGGCTTTTGCATGGTATAGGGACAACTTGCAAGGCACGAGCGTTCATAATGGTGTATTGGGTGATATTAGAATAGATAAAGGGTATCAAGAAAATAATATTAAATTTGGCACAAGTGGCAGAAAGAAAATGGAACACACTTCCGCTAAAAAAGAAAAACTTTTTGCATTGCGCTATTTACGTGAAATTATGGAGAATGGTAATTTCGTTACAGAATCTGCGCCGCAAAAAGAAAAACATTCAGACGAGAATTTTTATTATATTCATTCTGCACTGAATGTTAATGGTGAAAAACGTTATGTAGTTGTTACAGTAAGAGAACATAATGATAAATCATTATCATATTATAATCATAATGTTTTTAACGAAAGTGAGTATAAAAAAATAGAGGACGCGTTCAAGCCCTCGGGTTCCGAGCAATTCAAGGCTCAGCCCAGTATCTCAAACAAAACGTCCTCTTTTGCTGATAGTGTATCACAAAAAGCAGATAATTACAAGCAACAAAAAATTGTCAATGGTACACTGAAAGATAAAGGCATGTTTTCCCCAGCGGAAGATGGTTCTTATATTATTACACTTTTCAAAGGTGCAGACGCAAGCACAGTTATCCATGAAACAGGACACTATTTTGTGGAAACCATGATTAACGAAGCACTGGCAGACCCCAGCAACGCAAGACTAAATGCTGATGCAAAAAAACTCATGGAGTATGCAGGCATTGACGCTGATGTATGGGCAAGCGGTGACGTTGAAGCAAAGAGAGCCGGGCATGAAAAGCTGGCAGAAGCATTTGAAACCTACATCATGGAAGGCAAAGCGCCTAGTGTTGGCCTGCGTGGAGCGTTCCAAAGATTCGCTAATTGGTTATCAGCTATTTATAGCAAGATAGCAAGAAGTGAAAATGCGGCAGAATTAACACCAGAAGTACGGCAGGTATTCGACAGAATGTTGGCGTGCCGTGAAGAAATTGAAGTTATGGCACGCATGGAGGGCATATTCGGCGGCTTGCCGGAGAATATAACTTCCAAGTTATCAGACCAAAACAAAAAGACCTTGCAGGATAAAATCTTGAAGGCTAAAGACAAGGCCGTGGATATTCTGACAAGACGAGCAATGGCTGATTTCAGCGCAAAGCGCAGAGCTGAAAAAGCAGCGTTCGTCGAAGAAATACGGCCGCAGATTGAGCAGGCAGTAGCGCAAGAACTTGTCAATCGTGCAAGAGTGCAAGTCGGGCAGGAATTCGGGCAAGAATCAAAACTTGCTAATCCCGCGATTATTGCGAGAAAATACAGACACGTTTTAGGAAGCGTACTGCCAAACTATAATGATATGCTGAACGATACCAACGCCAGCATTGACGATATACTCAATCCGATAGTTGAGTATCTTCAAGCGGAAGTCGACACATACGGCGCACTTTCTAAAGAGCGTGTTGCCAACGCCGAAGATATGCTCGTTGCGGCATTCAGCAAGGCGCGTCAAAAAACAGTTGTCAATCCGTCTTTTGTGGTTGATGCAAACGGCATGGCTCATGCTAACTTCAAGCAAAAAATCAACGAATGGGAAACAATCGAAGCTAATCCGCGTAGGCTTGCAAGAAAATATATTTATGGTAATGAGCGTATAAACTATAACGAACTGTTAAAAGATACAAACGGAGCTATTGATGATATTTTGAATCCTATTGCTGACAGAATAGAAAGTGAGCTTGCGGAATATCAAGATACAGTCAAGAGTGAGCGTGCGTTTTTCATCAATGGTAAGTGGGGCTACTTTGCCGCAACCAATAGAACAGAAGGCAAGTATGCAAATGACTTTGCAGGCATACCGGACCAAAGCGCAGTCTTGGTTGATTTTGGTGAGATAGGCAAGGACGGAAAACGTCATTGGACTAAGCGAGCTTTAGAGCAAGCGGATATTGAAGGCCTTGTATTCCATGAAGCAGGTGACAGTATTCGTAATGTCAACTGGGTATCAAGATACGTTCATGACTACGGCGGCAGCGTAAGCGACTTGACCAGTAAAAAAGGACGCAGAAGAATTGCTGAAAAGATTGCAAGAGGCGAAGATATAGCGGATTACTACGATTTGCGTAGCACCGGTTTAGATTATGGCGACGCTGAAATTAAGGCAGACTTTAAGCATATTGTAGATGAGCTGGACAGACTGCAAGCCTTGAAACATAGACTTGAAACAGACCCCGAAGGTGTCGACCTGGTAAAAGAAAGTAAGCGCAATCAATTATCGCAGGAGCAAAAAGAACTCTTTGACCAGATAGCAGAGGAAAACGGCTATGCCAGCGGCTATGAAATGGCAAGAGAGATTGTCGAAGGTTATACCGTCAATGAGAATGAGGGTAGCGACGTGCAGGATAACTGGGCGAGAAACTACGTTCGCAACGGCGGTGACAGAGCAAAGCTCAAAAGCGAAGAAGGCTTGAAAGAGATTGCCGAAACGTTGGTAGAGGGTGAACAACTTACGGAGCTTAACGAGCTTAAAGCCTTGAAGCATGAGCTTGAAACTAATCCGGATAAAGTCGACCTTGTGGAGATGAGCAAAAAGCGTGCCTTGTCTAACGAGCAGAGAGAACTGTTTGACTGGGTGGCTGACAGCTTAGGCTATGACAGCGGCGATGCTATGGCGCAGGATATTTTGACTTCGCCGAGTGAAAGAGCTATGGTGCGTCAAGAGATTGACAAGGCTGTGAACCGCAGATTCCCCGACTTCATGCAGGAGCGTGAACAGGCAAGAGAGGCGGCAAGGGAAGCACTCTACAATGACGAAAGCGGCGAAGTGGTTGCACTTGAACAACAGCTTATTGATGAGGCACTCAACGAAATAAGCGACAAGGATATTAAGCAAAAAGAGCGTGAGAATATTGCTAAAGTGCGGAAGCAGAACGCAGACAATTTTGCTAAACGCTATATTCAGACTTTGCCAGCAGGCGAAGTTATGAAGCCGAGAAGATTTGCTATGGCAGAACGCAGAGCGGCGGCTAATGCAAACAAGGCTGCGAAAGCTGGCCTTTTGGAAGAAGCGGCTATGTATAAGCAACAGCAGATGATTAATCACGCTTTGTATCGTGAAGCAGTCAAGGCCAAACATCAGATTGAAAGCGCAAGAAAGTACGTCAGAAAGCAGATGCACAGCAAGAAAGAAGTGTGGGGAACAGAGCAGCACTTCTTCCAAATGTGCGCATTGCTGGAGCGTATGGGCTATCACCGCAAGGACTTTAACACCAACGGCAGAGAAGTGCAGCCGCTTAGCGATTACATTGCAGAGATGCAGGCAAAGTACGGTGACGAAATTATTTCTATGCCGGAGTTTGTTCTGAACCCGAATAATGATTTGACCAATGCGCCGCAGCTTAGCCTTGCGAACTATATGGACGTTATCGACGCACTGAAAAACATTCGTGCTATTGCAAAGCAAGATACGAAGATGAATAAGATTGCTGCCGATGAAGCATTTGAAAAGGTTAAGGCTGATACGATAGCGCACCTGCAAGAATTGCCGGTAGAGTACGAGGCGGAGATTGGCAGCGACAGTAAAAAGAGCCTGCGTAAGCGAATTATTGACTGGCCTAAAAATATCATAGCTACACTGCGTAACGCTGATAACTTCTTCTTGATGATGGATAATTGGACGGAAGGTTATTTTACTAGGGAGTTTTACAACAAAATCAACCATTGTGCAGATATGGAAAGCACGATGCTTGAAGGTTATCAGAACGAGCTTACAGATGCTTTGCAGAAATGGGAGCCAGACAAAGAAACCGGCATTGCGCACGATAAAAGAATTTACTACGAAGAACTTGGCGGCAGCGCAGATAAGCATGCTTTGATTGCTATGCTTTGCAACCTGGGCAGTGATAGTAATGCTGCAAGACTTTGTTCACAAAAACCGGTAGGCGTAAAGAATTCTGATATATGGGTGGAAGAATCGGAGCTTATAGGCAGAGAAGAAGCAATGCTGCAAACCAAACAAAACCTTATAGAGTTTTTGTGTAAGCATCTGACTAAAGAAGATATTGCCTATGCGCAGGCACGTATCAATGCAGCAAGTAAATTCTGGCCTATGCTGGCAGAAGTCAATCGCAAGACAAAAGGCTTTGAGCCGCCGAAGATTGAAGCGTCACCGCTGGTGCTGAAGCTTGCAAGCGGCGAAAGCGTAGTATTTGACGGTGGCTACTTCCCGTTGGAACGTGATACACGCACCGGCAGTATGCCCGGAAAATTTGACAGAATCGACAGCACCGAAGAAGGCAACAGACCGCCACAACGGACTTTGACTACTAATACCGGGTCCAGTAAGTCACGTACTGGCGGCAAATATCCCGTAGACTTATCGCGTGGCAGTGAGGTTACGGCGGTAAAAAGCACTATTCACGATATTTGTTATCGTGAAACAATGCTTGATTTCAGAAAGATACTGAACGATGAGGATATTTACCGCAACATGGTTGAGCGTTTAGGCGATACAAACGTAAGACTTTTGAGAGAGTTTTTGCAGGCTTGCGCTAACCCATATGGCAATAAGACAGCATATATGGCTGAGAATCTGTTTACGAAAGCTGCCAACGCTTTACGTAATATTGCAACAAATACCGCTATTATGCTTAACTTCAAAACGGCAATGCAGAACTTTTCTAACATCCTGCTATACGGAAATAGCGTAGAAGGCTTTACTTATGCTGACGCTTTCAGAGCCTTGTACCGTGGCTTTACAGGTGAAGGCAGGGCAGAAGTAGATGCGATTTGCGCAAAAAGCGTGTTTATGCGTGAACGCATGGAAGTACCAGACGTTACATTGAGAGATATTCAGAATCGTTCCGACCTTAACTCAATTGAGAAAAAGACGCTGAAATATGGTGCAATGCTGTTAGGCTACACTGATATGATGACTGCAAAGCCGGTATTTGCAGAAGCATACATGAAGAAAATCAATGAAGGCAAGACGGAGCAGGAAGCACTAGACTTTGCGAACGCTGTTATTCGTCGCACGTTAGGCAGTAGCCGTATTCATGATGTGTCAAGCCTGCAACGTGGCAGTGGCCTATTCAGACTGTTTACGATGTTCCAGGGATTCTTCAATACGCAGTTTAACCAATGGGACAGAGAAGCTCATATTGCTAAAAGGTTATGGAATAGCGGTGAAAAAAAAGAAATGGCTGAACGGCTGATTGCTTTCGTTGCTGCTAAATGGTTAGGCGTATGCTTGTTGAACGTGGCTATCGGAGAGCTTTCTTTGACCGCTCCTTTTGAGAAAGATAAAAAAGACGATTGGAATAATCTTGCAAAAGAGCTTATCAACTACCCGTTGTCTATGGGCGGCCCCGTAGGGCAGGCAGCGAATGTTGGCGTACAGAACTTGCTAGGCATGAGAAACTACGGCTATAGACTGACTGCGGCGCAAGGCTTGATTGACAGAGGCTTTACTGTTGCAAGACGTTTGAACAACGTGGTGGAGGGCAAGGAAGAACCGGGCGAGTTGATAGAGCAAGTAACCTACGTCGGCGGCGCATATCTTGGTATTCCTGCAGGCATCTTCAATATCGTATTCAACGGTATAGATATTGCTGCTGATGATATGGACTTTGAGCTGCAAGATATTTACAAACGCAGACCGAAAAGCGAACGTAAAAAAGATTGACAAAGATTTCACAAAGTAGCATAGATACGAACCTTTGAAAATGAATGTATAATTAGTTAAAGTGAATTTATTAAGTGTAGATATAAAAAATATATCTACACTTTTCTTTTGAGGATAATAATAAAAGGAGGGGAGCTATTATGCTTGCTCATGTTGATAACAGAATCACATATAGCGGCAATGGAAATGCAACAGAGTTTGCATATCAGTTTAAAATTTTAGACCGGACAGACATTAAAGTTTTGCTGACAGACGCAGACGGCAAAGAAAAACTGCTGACTAAAGATTATTATGTTGACGTTGAAAAAAGCGTTGTGCGTTATCCAGGTTACGCAGTCGGTGCAGAAGTACCGGAGAGCGAAAGGCCGGCAGTACTGCCGGCCGGTTGGAAACTGACGATTTATAGGGAAGTGCCGGTGACGCAGGAAACAGACTTGCCCGACCAATATCCTTTTAACCAGGTTGAAGATATTGGCGATAAACTGACGATGATTGCGCAACAGCTTACAGATACTACCGGCAGAAGTTTGAAAATCGGTGTAAGCAAAAGTACTGATATTGATACTGTAATCCCGTGGGAGAACGGCAAGAGCTTTAGAATTAGCGACGACGGAAAAACTCTTGAATTGTCGGAAGACCCGGCAAAGGTTTTACCATTGGCGCAAGGCGTTTATGCACAGACTCAAGCACAAGCACAGAGTGCCGCTGCAAGCGCAACTGCGGCAGCAAAGAGTGAAGATAGTGCATTCGAATCAGCAGGCGTAGCAGGTAACAGCGCACAGTACGCGAGCTTATCTGCTGCAAGTGCTGCGGAAAGCGCAAGGTTAGCCGAAGGTTACAAGAATGTAGCTGAAACCGCTAAGAGTGATGCATCCCTTTATGCTGCCAACGCTAAGACCTATGCTGATAATGCAGGTGCTAGTAAAGAAGCAGCTCAATCTGCTGCTACTACTGCTAGTAACTTTGCGTCTGATGCAAGAAACAGCGCAGGTGAAGCAAAGACCTACAAGGACAATGCAAAAACCTACATGGACAATGCTAAGAATTATAGTGAGAATGTCAATGTGTTTGTTCCTAGTGTGTCTATGGAGGGTGTTTTAAGTTGGACAAATAAAGCTGGATTGACTAACCCCAAAAATGTGAATATCAAGGGTGCAAAAGGTGATACAGGTACTGCTGCGTCTATCACGATTGGCACTGTGAAAACAGGTGCAGCAGGTAGTAATGCAAGTGTTACCAATAGCGGTACTGCTAGTAATGTTGTGCTGAACTTTACGTTGCCCAGGGGTAAAGATGGTAAAGATGGTAAAGATGGTGGTATCACTGTTGATGATGAATTAAGTGGTACAAGCACAAACCCTGTCCAAAATAAAGCTATCTATAGTGCGTTGCTAGATAAGGTCGGGACTGATATTTTTTCTGGTTTTTCTTTAAATGGTGAACTTACTACAATAAATTGGCGGCAAGGCTCACAGGTAGTAGGGTCAATCAATGCTAAATATTATTCTGGCATGGCGGTTGCAGCAACGAGTGATGGTAAGGGTAATGAAATTTCTAAAGTTTATGCTAACAGGCTTCTTAGTAACTCATGGGTTTCTCTACAAGACTTTGAGGAAGTAAAGTTGGGATATGAAAAATACCTTTCTCATACGAAACGCGGTAAGGGCGATATTCCCTCAATATCCCTAATGCATTATATAGCAACGGGAGATTTTAACCTTAGCCTTAAAACCTTTTTGGCTAATTTAGAATTTGATGAATCCACTGTCTTTACGGCGTATATTGAGCACGATGATGTTACAGTACCTAAAGCATCTGTTACGTCCGATAAGGTAATAGATTATACTCTGACCATCACCGACGCTGGTACTATTAAATACATTGGTTCAGCATCCGACATGGCCATTACAAGTGCAGGTCTGTTATTAAACATTTTGATGATGGAAGATGAAGATGGCAATGTTACTAGCATTGTGCAAGCATCTAAGTTAGAAGGTGGTACATAATGGGACTTAATAGAATGATGATGAAGAATGGTGGAGTAAAGGTTGAAGATGGTAGCAAGAAGTGGGATTATAACGAAGCAGGTAATAAAACAATAGCTTTCACTGTTCCACCGGGTATTAAAAGAATCAAAGTGTTTGCAGAGGTTGATTATGCTGAATATGAGCCGGCGGCTAGCTATTATGCTGTTATTAAAAATACAACAAGCAATAATAAATGGGGTGAAGGCTTCTCAGATGCTGATGATGCTGGTGTCAACATAAACCATGAAAATATTGATTCCATTGTAGGCGTAACACCGAACAAAACTTATACATTGCTTTTTAACTGTTGGGCTACATCTGGTGTAACTTTTCAATGGGGTAAAGAAATAAATGACATGACACCCACAGTTGAAGATTATTAAGTAAAGGAGGACAAAATGCAAACAAAATATAAATACAAAGACAAAACCTATTCTAGCATTTACCCACTTTCAGAAGCCTTAGGCAAAGAGGGTATTTTCATCCCGCTATCAATCAGCGATGAATCCTTAGCGGAATTAAATGTTACTGTTACGCATGAGGAAGAACCTTTAGAAGTTATTAAGCAACGTAAGATTACAGAGCTTAAATATCAGCGTGATAAAGCAGAGGTAGAGCCGATTAAATATGGCGAACATGCTTATGATTACGATAGCAAGGCGAGGGATAGAATCAGCGCAGCTATTATCGCACTGGAACTGCAAGGCGAAGGAGCCACAATAGAGTGGACTACGGCAGATAATGCCGACACGCCAGTGACGGCTAACGATTTAAAGATGATTATTGCTGCCGTTGCAGTACGCTCAAACACATTGCATATTGCATATCGCGCAGCGAAAGAAAAAGTTGAGACAGCAACTACGGCAGCAGATGTAGAAGCCGTGATACTTAAAGTTTAATTATAGGGGTGTAGCAGATGATAGAACAATCTTTAGATGCGGCGTTGAACTCCGTGATTAACGTTGTGTTCGGTGGCGTAATAACGCTGCTTATTACGATGTACAGACAAAAGAAAAAACAAAATGATGCTTTAAAAGCAGGACTGCAAGCTTTATTACGTGACAGAATTATCCAGGCTTATAATCATTATGTTCAGGATAAAGGTTGGATACCAATCTACGCAAAAGAAAGCATAGATGCCTGCTACAAGAGCTACGAAGCTCTTGGCGACAATGGCGTAATCGACAATCTTATGCAACAGATTAATGAATTACAGAACTATCCGCCGAAGAACAGAGGTGAAGAAGATGCGTAAATTAATTAACATGTTAAAGAAGAATGATAATGCTTATAGCGTGGGCAGAATCTGTGCCGTTATAGGCTTTGCCGTTTGGGTATTGGTTACTTTATGGCTTGCTTTTTGGGCCAGAACTTGGGGCAACTATGAAAGCTGCACACTTGGTATGGTGGCGCTGCTTCTGGTCCAGCTTGGAAACAAGGCGATTGAAACGAGAGCTTTTAAAATTTCAAGTGAAGAAGTTAACAAAACAACTAAAATGTGAAATTAAAGGAGTGATAATAATGATTATTACAGGTATGGCGCACTTTGAGAGTGTATGCAAAAACAAATTAGTGGAATGGTATAACCATAATAGCAAGGAGCAAATTACGCTTGAGAATGTGTTTGTGGTTTGGGCGTGCAAAACGCTGCAGAACTACAAGGCACTGCTGTCGACTACTATCAGCGGCGATGGCATTTACGCTGAATATACCTACAACGGCGACAAACAAGAAATGTACGAAGACGTATACAAGAAGGCGTCCAATCGCTGCATCAGAAAGGAAGATTAACTATGATTGGAGATTTATCTAAACGCTATGAGTCCAACGGCGACGCCGGCTGCATTAGCAATGGCTATGGCGACGCCGGAGGAAAATCCTACGGCATGTATCAGCTGTCCAGCAACATGGGAGTTGTTGATGACTACATAAGATGGCTGCGTAGAAATGGCTATTGGTTTGCAGAGAATTTAGCAGAGCATCCAGTTGGTAGTCTTGCGTTTGACGATGCATGGCGCTGGCTTGCCTATAGTAACAACAAAGCTGACTTTGAGAAAAGTCAGCATGACTATATCTGCGATGCCTATTATAAGCCGGCCGTAGCTGCTCTCAAGCATAACAACTACAACATCGAAAAGCATCATGAGGTTATGAAGGACGTTGTTTGGAGCCGCGCTGTACAATATGGCGTCGGCAACATTGGTGAGATGTTTGCGGAAGCCTGCGAGAAGCTGGGATACCCTAACCTCAGCTATGTTGATGACAGCAGTTTTGATGCTGATATGATCAAGGCGATTTACCTGAAGGTCTGCAGCACGCCTGCGTGGACCAACGGCAGTCCTGCTTTAAGACAAGGGTTGTATAGTCGCTTTGAAAGAGAGTGCGAAGAAGCACTGGAAAGAATTTAAGGCTCATGCTTTAAATATAGTCACTGTACAATAGGAGGAAACATCATGCTTGGATTTGTAGATACTATTGAATTAATGAACAGCAATAATTTTAAAGAACGTTTTATCGCAGAATATGTTCAGACGAAAATCCGTTACGATGCATTGCATAAAATGCTTGTTAAATATAAGGCTGGAACTTTATCGTTTACTCCGCAATGTAGCTATGAGTTGCTCACGGAACAGGCAGGATATATGGGCCAATATTTGCACTGCCTTGAAGTGCGTGCTGAAATCGAAGGCGTAAAATTGCCTGACAGTGAGCTTGTTTTTAGCAAGGTGTGTAAAAATGAGTAAGGGGGGTGACATTATGGAAGAGTTAAAAGCTTTTGTTGCTGACAAGAGATTTTTAGTAGGCCTCATTATAGGCTTTACTCTTGGCGCGTTGCATCATTATTTTGGACTGTAAGATGGGGTTATATGACAGATGAAACAAAACAGAAAATTGACAAGGCTGTTAAAATCAGCCTTGTTATTGCTGGCATTCTGCTTATCTGCAATGACGTGTACCATCGATACGGCGGAAGCAGCAGAGCCGACGTGCATCAAGATACAACTAGAGCAGTGGAGAGAATTCAAGCAGAACACCAATCTGCTGCAAGCGAAATTAAGTCTGCTGGAATCAGCATTAACGACGCAGAAGGGCACGTCGAAAGAGCTGCTGATGCAGTTGGTAGAAGCGAAGAAGCAGCTCGGATTAACGCAGCAGGCGTTGACGAACTCCAAACGCTCGTTAGCGAGTGCCGAGGAATCGTTAAAAATCAGCGAGAGCTTATACGAGAAATTGAAGCTGCAAATGGAATTGGAACGCCAGAAGGCAAAGAGGATTAAGCGACAGCGTAATTTGTATGCCGGGTGCGTAATCTTTGCGGTTGTCTATGCATCTGCAAAATAAAACACGGATGGTGGAATGATGGAAGAAAAGGAACTAGTCCCCGCCGGCCTAGTAACAATGCTGCTGACCGGTTATCTTAGAACAATTTATATTATGGCAGCAGGCTGGGTGTTGACCACAGTTGCGTTGCTTGGTTACATACTTCTAAGTAGGTGATAACAACATGAATGAGATGCTACGAAAGACGCGCGAATGGCTGAACTGTTCAACGCGACGTTCTTTCAGTGCGGTTCTCCATGAAGCAAAAATTACGCCACGCCAGATGCAGATTTGTGAGCTGAAATTTGTGAAAGGCTTGACCAATTACCAGATAGCAGCAGAGCTGAATGTATCTGACAAGACAATAGAAAAGGAATTAAACCGTGCTTATAAAAGCATTACAAATGTTTTAAAATCCCTCTAATCAGCCGTCCCTTTGGGGGCGGCTTTTTGCTTTCTAAAATAGGGAATGTATAGGGAATATCAAGGGAACATTTTCTCTCCGCTACCTTATAATAAAACTATAAGGAGTGAGCGGCTATGAATATCACGGAACAAAAAACTACCAGTATCAATGTGCAACAGCCACAACAATTCCTGGCACAGCTCGAAGGGCAGAACATCTATCAGCTTAACGGTTTTGGCTTTGGCAATAATAACCGCGTGCAGGTTGGCGTGAGTTTGCAGGCCTACAACGAGCTGAAAGGAATGTGCCAGCAGTATTATGATAAGCTTGTGGAAGTTGGCGTTATCCAGAAAGAGAAAACGCCTGCGGAATTGCAGGCTGAACAAACACAGATGATGGCTAATGTGTTAGCTGTTGTGAAGGATTTAAAGGCAGAAGTGGAGGCACTAAAAAATGAACGTAGGAACAATAGCGAAGTGGTTGAATCTGCCGCCGGAGAAGCAGACGGCGCTTGAAAAGGCGTGGGAAGTAGCTAGCGTAGCGGCGCAGGGAGTCAATAGCAGAGAGGACGCTATGCGCGTTCTGGCGGAGAAAAATATCGGTGCTGATATTCTTAATAAGGCCGCAGGCTATTTGAATAATCCAATCGCCAGCGTAGCGGCTCAGACTATGGGTATCAACCTTGATAAGATGAGACAAGACATTAACAGTCTGCGTAGTGCGACGGGCACTACATTTAATGCATCGCCGCAACAACAGCAGCAGACTAGTAGTTTGGATGCGCAAATGGATGCGCTACGAAAAGGATTGCAGCAGCTCAAATGAACTGATGTAATAAAAACGTTCGAGGAAAGGAGATAAGTACCATGAACGAAAATATGACTATTTCTAATTTCAGCGGTTGGGGCATTGTGATTTTCTTTATTATCATCATTGCTGCTTTCGCGTGGTTTGTTCGCGGCGACCGCGACCGTTACCCGATTTACGGCTGCAACACCGTGTCCAATTGCCAAGTGGAACGTCAAGGCCTGATTACGGCAGCTGATACCAACTACCGTATCATCGACGAGGCACGCAATACCCGTGAAACTCTGGGTGCGCAATTGAGGGCGCAGTGGGACGCTGCACAGGGCGAGAAGATTTTTGATTTGAAGATTAATGCACTGGCTATGCAGAACGAATCTAATCTGAAACTCATGCAGAAGGATGCTACCATTGAGCGCATGACTCTTGCGGCTAACCTGGATGCAAAACTGAACGCTCTTGCAGCAGCTATCGGCAACATCAATTGCCAGATGCTGAAGAAGCCGGAAGTCACTGGCGTTGGCGTATGCTGCCCGCCGCAGGCTGTTTTGAACGGCCTTGGCGTGCAAAGCCTTGCACAGTTACAGGGCTGCCAGACTGCTATGTAATTCCGTCCTAACGGCGGCGTGGGGACGGAGCAATCCGCCCCCTTTTCTTATATGCGGAGGTGTAGCGATATGAAACGGGACGAATCTAATCTTGTTAGTTTGCTTATTGGTATAGGTATAGGCTGGCTAGGCTTTACCGCAGACGGCCAGCAAGTAGTACGGAACGTACTGCACACGGTAAAAACGAAGTATCAAGTCGTTGACGCTAACGAAAAGAAAGAAGGGAACAAAGATGTTAAAGAATCCGAATAACTGTCATTACAAATCTAGCCTTGATGTAGCTGCTACTAATCAGGCAATTTTAGCTGACGGCCTTATCAGTTTTGATATTATCAACACCAATACTGGTGTGAGCATTGACTATTCCACCGGCAAGGTTGTAACCTTAAAACAACCTGGACTGTATCATGTTGACCTGCAAGCCACGGTTGCACCGACGGCGGCTGGATTGGTTACCATGAATCTACTGAAAGGCGGCGTCGTTATGCCTGGCAAGACTCCTGCTGCGGTACCAACGGCGGCAGGCAGCGCTGTAAGCTTGACCACCGCGGCCGATATTTATATCCCGTGCTGCGGCGTTCCCGCTACAATCAGTGCGCAGATTGATGTAGCAGGCACAGTGGTGAGCGCGACTATGGTTGTTACAAAGATGGCGTGAGGCGGTGAGCTATCATGCACAAGAGGTTTAAACATTACTGGGAAGAGGCACAGGGCAGCGACGTTAAAGAGCAGGAGCTGACAGATATTGTCTGCGACGCACTGGACGAACTGCGGATGCACTGCCCACGGCTTTACTGGGACACCATGTATAAGATGCACTGCGCTGTATACGGTCCACACTTTGACGAGTGCTTGGCGAAAAAGGCTGTTGCAAAGATGAAGAATGTGGACGGCACGCACGGCGAGTACTGGACATATGAACAGACTAGTCAACTTGCAGAGCAACAGGGAATCAAACATAAAGCTGATTGGTATTACGTTATGAATATGTTGCACTCCGACTACTCCGAGATTTACGGCAGCGACATCAATATGTATATCCGTGTAGCAAAAGCCTATATGCGCGACCCTGACGCACCGGAAGGCAAGGTGTTTGAATTGTGGCTTGCGCAGATGGAAGCCTAACTGTAAGCCTTAAAGCGATATGAGCACATATAAAGTACATATAGTATGTAACAGGTATGTAACAAATAGCGTGAAGGATGGCTTAAAATAAGGGTGCTCAATTTACCAAACGTTAATAGAGAAGGCTATCTCAATCAATCACAAATCGCAAGAAAAGCTCGTAACCATGCAGGTTGCGGCCTTGTTCTTTACCTCCGTTATTTTCAAAAAGTGACCACAGC